TATATCCAGAAGCTACATCTACATCTGATTGAGTAAACAATCTGAATATTTGTGTAAGTAAATGTTTTTCTTCAGGTGTTATATCCTGCCAGTCTTTAACATCTGTATGTAAGGGCACGGATTCAGGCATCCAATGCATTTGATTTTGTAGTTTGTAATACTCATACATCCAAGGGTATTCAAACGGTTTGTAATAATCTCTAGTTTTTAATAAGCTCATAATTTTCTTCCTTTGGTAAATATACTATTGTTAATGAATTACATTCAGGACAACTTAAGTTAGTCTCCATAATGTATTCTTCGTTTTCTTTCTCTGTGTCGTGGTCTCCACCCCATATTAATTGTGTATCACAATGCCAACACTTCATAAAGAAACCTTTACATATTTTTCTGGTTTTATTATTTTGTAATCAGCATCAGTTTCAATAACAACTCTAGCACCACAAGGTAGGATAGGTTTGTCATTACCTCCGTATCTTATAATGCATTCTCCTAATACTTTTACTTCATGGCAGTAAGTATTTGTCCTGCCTTCTTTAATAGTTATAACAGGTTCGTTAGTATTATTTTTTTTGTTTGCTTTTATTTTATGTTGATTAACATGTATATATTTTTTAACCATATTATCCCTCACAGGCTATACATTCCACATCGTCTAATCTAATACGTGGAACTTTAGTGTTTACATTTTCTACATTTCTTGCTGCATTAGTTCTAAAGTAATACAACGATTTTAATTTATTCATACCATACCAGTGTACATCGTTTACATACTGCATATATTCGTCATGCACTTCTTGTGGCTCGGTGCTTTTAGGTAGCGTAAAGAATAAGTTTACAGATTGAGCTTGACAAATAAACTCTTGCCTTTTGTAAGCGTGTTCTACAATCCATATTTGATTTAACTCATTAGCTGTTTTAAATAATTCTTTCTCTGTATCGTCAAGCATTTCTAAGTGCTGAACAGAACCTTCGTTAGCTGATATGTCTTTCCAAATTTGTTCTAGTTCTTTTCCTTTTATTCCTTTAGTCTTAAATAGTTTTTCTAAATATTTATTTTTAACTTGGTAGCTTCCGGATAAAGTTTTGTGAGTATAGCAGTTAGCCCTGTAAGGCTCAATACTAGGAGAAGTCCCACTACAGATGATGCCACTACTAGCATTAGGAGCAATAGCAAGGAGGTTAGCATTACGCTTACCACTACCATGAATGTCAGGAGCTTCACCCCTTTCAGTAGCAAGTTCTTGAGTTGCTGCTTTTGCTTTTGTTTTGATGTAAGTAAATGCTTTGTGATTGAAGCCAGTTGCAAAGATGCCCTCAAAAGGTATTCCCCTAGACTGGAGATAAGCATGGAAACCCATAGCACCGAGACCAAGACTGCGTTCTCTATACGCTGAGTAGGCAGATTTTGCATACCCCTCTTGACCCTCCCTAACATGTTTTGTAAACCTTTTAAAATTTGCACTATATTCTCCCAACTGCGTTGTGTCTATTGCGTTGTCAATATAGTGTTGTAAAACATTGTCAAGCATGGTTATTAAATCTTGTATAAAGTTATCGTCCTTTGACCAATCATCAAAGTGTTCTAAGTTGACAGAAGATAAACAACACACGGCTGTTCGTTCTTCATTGGTAGGTAGGGTAATCTCTGAGCATAAATTACTTTGTCTAATTTTTAATCCTAAATCTTTTTGTTGTTTAGGTAGGGCTTTGTTACATGTGTCTATGTTAATCATGTAAGGTTCTCCTGTCTCTGCTCTTGCAGAAATAATTTGCCACCATAAATCTCTAGCGTTTACTATCTTAACAGCCTCATTAGTTTTAGGGTCTATTAATCTCCAGTCCTCATCTTTCTCTACAGCCTGTAAGAATGTGTTAGTTATGTTGACACCATTATGAAGATTAAGATTCTTTCTATTGATATCACCACCAGATTCTTTACGCATGTTTATAAACTCTTCTATTTCTGGGTGACTAATATCCATGTAAGCAGCATAGCTTCCTCGTCTTGTAGTGCCTTGATTAAAGGCTAACATCTGTGAATCAACTACGTGCATGAAAGGAATTGAGCCAGTAGAACGAGAGCCATGAGCAGTAGATATACCATTACTTCTAATATCTCCCCAATATCCACCAATGCCTCCACCTGAACTTGCCAGCCAAATATTCTCGTCATAGTGAGCAGATAAACCACTCCTACTATCAGGAACATAATTAAGAAAGCAACTGATAGGAAGCCCACGAGTTGTTCCTCCGTTACTAAGTATAGGAGTGCTAAACATGAACCAACGAGAGGAACTGTAGTCATAAAGTCTCTGAGCAAGTTCAAAATCTGTTTCACCTTTGAAGGTTGCTCCGAAGACGGAGGCTCTTGCGAATGCTTCTTGTGCATGTGTTTCATTCTCCCAAAAATATCTATCTTTTAATGTGTCAAGACTAAACCTATCAAATGTTTTTTCTTTATCGTAGTTTATTTCAATACCAAGATAAGTTTTAGTTCCTATTTTATCTTCAATCATTTTCTATGTCCTGTAAATGTATAGCCATTATAGCATAGTGTATTATCTTTAATAAATCTGTTTGATTCTTAGCTTCCTTAGTTTCAGGGTCAGGTTTCTTACCATACCTCATAGCATATTTTATAATGTTACCCATACAGAAACCATCACCATGTCCATTATCAAAGATAACATCAGTTGCTTGGTACTCTCCATAAGCATAGTGTTGTTCATAAGTTGCATCAATATATGTTTGTATTTGTTTTAGTGTTGCATCTTCATTAAATTTATATTTCATTCATCCACTCCTTTGGTAATGTTTCTTCACTATACCATGTAAAATTATTTGTATCTGCCCATTCAGCATGGGTTCTTTTAGTTCCGTCTTTTCTTTTCTTAGCTTGTGGCATAGGCGAGAAAGGTTTCTGAAAAAGAAACACTAACTCTGTATCACTATCTAATGCTTCTCTTATATGTATGTACTTACTATACTCTGCATAGTCCCAGAACCTACCTTTAGCTTCAAGCAAAATAGTTTTACCATCTATTATCTTTACAAAGTCAGGCTCATATCTGTGCTTAACTACATAGTGAATGTTATCCCAATGATGTTTCCACTGCTGTAGTATCGTTGAATGTAAAACATATTCCCATGAGCTGTCGTATCCTTTAGGGACATTAACTTTCTTAGGTCTTGCTTTTCTAGGTACTCGTCTAACCACTTAGTTCTTCTAAAGTTATATTAGGATTTCTTTTAACCTGTTTATAAAACCATCGAAGACTGTAAGCACTTATCATAAACTTATTGTTAGCAAAGATGTGCGTTTGTTCAGGTACAAATTCATGTAAGTTTTTCTTAGTTATTTTAGTAGCATCTTCTTCTTCAGGTACTAGAGTTCTAATCCAATCTATTAGTAGCTGTTCTGCTTTACGTCTTATCTGTCTAGATTTTTTTTGATTCATAATTCTTTACGAGTTTCCAATAATTTAAAATGCTATTAAACATTTCTGTATGTTTTTTCTGTGTGTCTTTATCCCATACATGACAGGCTATAAGTTCTGTGTCTTCTCTATCTATAAATATAGATACTCTTTCTACATCCTCAAAGCCACAGCCTTGTGCATAAGCAGACAACTGCATACCATGTTCATCGTATACTAACTTGGCTGGGTCTTTACCCTCTAAGTTATCTTTAGTTTTAAAGTCAACAAAGATACCAGACTTAGAATATAAATCTATCTTACCACCATAACCTAAGTCAGCACAGAAGGAAGCTTCAGCTATCCATTCTTCATCTGGAAATTTATCATTTAAATAATTCTTAATAACGCAGTAAGTTTCTGTTTCTTCTTCCCCTAAGAAACCTCGTTCAATCATGGCGTGAATTTCAGTACCTTTTTTTGCAGCCTCTTGTCCTATCTTCTTAGAGTCTATCTTACATCTGTAAGCAAATTCTTCTACAGATTCTAACACGTCTTTCTCTAACGTCATGGCAGAATTAAGTGCTTGATTTATTTTCCAGTTCTCTAACGAGGGTTTGGCTATCATACCGAGAACAGTTGTGACAGAAGGTACTAGGTTATCTTTCTTTGCATCTCTAAGGGTAGTGTTTCTTTCCTTACCATTAGCACCTATGACTGTGTACATTGGGTCGCCCTCTTGGGTATACCAATGTCCAGATTCCGACTTAAACTTATTAGCCGACAATGTATTATATACTTCTTGACTAGAACTGTCAAGTGTTTTTTTATTTTTTTCCATCTTCTGAATCCTTGAATGCTTTTATTACATCTGATGAGAATAATTTCTGTAGATTTACTAAGTACATTTTACTTGCGTTGTGGTCTCCACCTGCTACAGTTTTAAATGTATCAAGCTTATCAACTATAGTTCTAAGTACATCTGTTTTAAATACAAGAGTACAAAACTCATTGTCTCCTACACATAAGTTATGAAACCAATAGTCTGATTCAGTTGCTCTAATACCAGAAGGTTTATTCCAAGACTCATACTCTATACATATGTTACCTGTCTTCATCCACATTCCTTTCTCTGACTTAACCTCTATCTTCTTGCCGGTTAGCATATCCTTTATCTTATCTTCTCTTATCTCTCCATACTCTAAATCAATATCAAACTTCTTCCTATCTTCTTTAGTGGGTTTCACTCCAATTTACTCCTGTCTTGTATTCACCATCAAGAGGACAGCGAAGGTTAAAATGTTCACCTGCTTTTATAATACTATCTACAGCCAGTCTTCCTGCAAAATCTGCTTGGCTTTCTTTTACTTCTATCTGCCACTCATCGTGAATGTTAGCAACAAATTTATATTCTATGTTGTTTAATTTTAACATGTCATCTAATAGTATCAAGCCTTTCTTCATAACAATTGCACCTGCTCCCTGTAACAAAGTGTTCAAGGCTGAGTGTTGGTTACGAACATATAGCTTTCTACCATCTAACCCTTTGAGATATTTTTTTGTTGATGCTCTTTGCACCCTATCTCTAAGAGATTTAAATGAAGGTTTATTATCAAAGAAATATTGTCTAGCTCTTTTACCATCTGCTGTATTTCCTCCAACCACTTTGCCAAGCTTCTCATCTCCTGCTCCGTACATGAGTGCATAGATGAATGTCTTTGCCGTATCTCTAGATTTAAGTTTTGCAAGTTTTTGATTTGCTGTGTGGATGTCTCCGTTGAGTATTTCATTTGTGTATTCCTCGTCATTCATATAGTGTGCTAACATTCTTATCTCTAGACCAGAAGCATCAACACCTAGTAAGACATTATTATCTTCTACAATCCAACATGCTCTACATTCTTTACCATAAGGGCTATGAGAACTAGGCACTTGTGCCATGTTAGGATTTCTGTGTGTCATTCTTCC